ATGGACATGTAGAGGAACCCAGCTCATTTATTGCCCCCACCCACTTTTGTAATCGATGCCAGTTATTCTTCCCCAAGAAAATATGGCATTGAACCGTAAAAAGCGATGGCCCTAGCCATTTTGGCCAAGACCACGCCCAGACAGGTTAGCGATTGTCCCCGCTGCCCATGAGAGTCCCACGCTCTTTGCGGTTGTTCAACTTGATTAGGTTGCGATGAGCCACCTCCTCAAAAGTTACTCCAAGCTCCGTACACAATTGAGATATATACCAGATGCAATCGCTAACTTCTGATATCAGTTGCTTGCGTCGTTCTTCGGTTAAAACGCCACCGTCATCACGAATAATGCGCTTAACTGCTCCAGCTACTTCTCCGGCTTCTGAAGCTAGGCCAAGCGTAACATAAAGCAATCCGGTTGTTGTACCACTACCGGGGTAAACGGCAGTTTTAGCGGCTTGTTCTTGATAGTAGTTAAAATCCATTTCTTTGCGCCTTTCCTTGAACTTAGATGGGGTTTTAGTTAGATTGCCCTCGACATGCCCCCATTGCACGCCCCGGGTGATTCTTGAAATCTGAGCTTTACTGACGCCGTAATCCTTTGCCAACACAGCCACCTTTTCCCCAACAAGGCGACGTCGACGCATTTCTTCAACTTGGTCAGTCGTGAGCGTTACCCGACCGCATTCTTCACCTGTAGGCTGATATCTTTTAAGTTTGTCGATGGCGTGGCGGGCTTGCATGTAAGGAGTAGCAAGCTCAAGATTGCTAGGACAATTGTTAGTTTTCACGCCGTCTTTGTGATTGACGGTTAAATTATTAAAAATTCGACCGTGGAAATGTCTCCAAACCAAACGGTGGGCCATCGCACATTCTGTTTTGCCATCCATAAAAACACGGATCATTACGTAACCATTTTTCATCGGTTTTTCAGCCGAAGTGACCAGACCATTCTTGTGGTGACGCCACACACAACCATTCTCATCGATAGAAATTCTGCCAGATTCAACAGCCGCATAAACACGGTTTTCCCCGCTAAACCGCCTGCTTTTTTGTTCCTCAGTAAGTTTCATGAGTAATTTCCTCAGTAAGCTCTTCTTGTTTAGCCGCATAGGTGGGGCCGTACCCCAGATTCGTGAGCCGCTCCTGCCGCAGCAACTCCTCACGCTTACAAAAACCCTTAAACTCATAAGGGCCTGGAAACTCGCCCACGACAAGCGAGTAGGCGTCAAGTCCGTCAGACTTATCCACTTTGCCTGGAACAGCTAAAAGCTTGCCGTTCTTGTATTTGGTTGCTTTGACATCAATGGTGGTGCCGCATGGTAGAGTGGCATCATGCTCTGGTCGTTCATCCAGCTGTAAATCTGGATAGACGTTGACCATTTTGCAAAATGCAATTTCTGCTGCGATTCCTTCCAAATCTGTCGTCTCACAGTTTTGCGGCCCCACCTTGCCGTCTTTCGTGTTAGACTGCCTGTTCTTCATGTATCTGGACTTTGCCAAGAACTTGGCGAGTCTTTGCTCTGCCTCGTTCAATACGATTGAAGTCCCGATTCTTAAAAGACAGCTACTCACGACACCACTCCTGAAGATAGTACGGCTTGATCGGCAGCTTCGTCAACCCTTTCTGTTCTACCACCACCGGAGCCATAACCGGCCCAGGGTTCACCCACCGCATACTTGGAGACAACTCTGTCTATACCCAACTCAACAATTTCGTTTTTAAAATGCTGGCATGTCGACAAACTAGAAACAGGATGTTTGTCGTTAAAGAAAGAGCACAACCGACTACATTTCCAGTTCTTTGGGTCGCGATCAAGAATGCGGCGTGGATGATTGTCGTGCTTAATCTTTTCAAACTCAAGACGAATCATCTGGAGTGTCTCAGGCAAATCCGACCGCTGTAGACACAAAGAATAAGGACCGCCGTCCTGAACAAAAAATATCGTCATCAAGATATCATCTTCTGGATAAAGCTCGCACAATGCATAATGATATAGACGAAGCTGAAAATCTTCGTACATATCTTCATATTCTTTAACTTTGTCTTTGACCCAACAACGACGCTTGCCGGTTTTCCAGTCGATATATTCAATCAAGCCAGGCTTTACGCGAGTGACCAAATCCATTGTGCCACGCAGAATCAATTGCCCTTCGTAACTGCGACCATCCGGCAAAGAATATTCGTACCTAGCCCACTCATGGGGCAGGGTTATTTCAAAATATTCTTCGGGCATGACGACATTGCGATTAACAGGAGAAAACATACCGTCGTTGAACAGTAAGACATCCCAGGTCCACTGTTCACATTTTTTGCGATCGCCATTAGTCCAAGGGTGAATGGTGCGTTCAGGGTTAGTGTAATGATCCCAGCCAGCGGCTATGGCTAATTCTGGGGTGAATGTAGCCGTGTCGAATTCTCTTTCTACTTCCGGATCAGAAAAGGTTTTTTCTTTATTTTGGTGAGCTAGTTTTTTGCGGGCTAAAAGTTCAAGGGCCTTGTGGACGATATTTCCAGACTCAGCTTTTTTACCAGAAGGTTCTCTGTGACCTAAGTTGCTGGTAATAAAGAACTTATGTGGACACCACCCGTAGGAACCTACGGAACTAGACCGCAAAAAAGTTACAATCAACGGTAGCTCCTTCGCAAAGACTTAAGAGCCGCTTCAAGCTGCTCTTCGCGACTCATGCCAATGTTGTCAATGAGTACATCAAAAGGATAGTCATCTAAAGCATTTTCGCTAGCATGATTGTCACCTTTTTCGCCACGAGTTAAACCTATGACTATACCTCCATCTTCTTTGATGGCCTGGCACTCGTTAGGGAAGCGTAAATCTGCGACGACGGCAAGAACCTGACTCAACTGCGTTTCTTCATATTGGGCGATGGCATTTAGGGTAGCGTTGATGTGAGTGCGGTCGTACATCTTGCGCAATATTTCTGTACCGAAATACTGCAACACTTCGCGGACAGACATTCGCCCAGTCGGACGGACATCCCCCATCAGTTCATAAGTCGGCATATTTTCCCAAATAAGATGACACTGCTGCTCTTTTTCCTCCTGCGTGCCATAAACCATCTCAATCGGAACGCCCAACAATTCCACGGTCACTTTTTTCAGAGTGTCGGCAAAATGGAAGACCTTGCCAACAGCCAAGTAGTTGCTGATCCAATGGCAATGTTCCACGAGGTCGTGGGCAAGCGTGTCTTTACCAGCCCCTTTTTTGCCTGCGATGCCAATTAACATCACTTGAGTCTCCCTAGTACCTGTTTGATCTCGTCAACGGATAAATCAGCTGGGTCTTTGCCCTGCCCGGCTCGAGCCGCAATCACACGAAAAGATCTGGAAAGCTGGGCAACTATCTTCTGTGAAGCAATCTGCCCAGCCTCATCATCGTCCATGAACACGACCACGCGACTAGCTCCGGAAGACTCCAGCAAAACCTGCTGGGCGTCACTGAGGGCGACACCAAAGAGTGCCACCGCATTGTGGTAACCGGCCTCCCAAAGGCGCCAAACATCACAGGGTCCCTCGGTCAGGATGACTGTGCCTGAACGACGGGCTTCCCTAAAGGCGACAAACTGGTTGTAGAGGACGCGGGATCGAGAAAAGCCCTCCGAGTGCCGCCACTTTGGCTGCATATCTCCAATCGCCCTAGCAGAAAAACCAACCGCCATCCGCCCGGTATGGTCATAAATTGGGACAACCGCCCTACCAGCGAAAGGCCCCTGCTTTGTGTCGCCGACATCGAAGTGATTGAGCACCTCATCGCCAAAACCGCGCCCTTTGAAAAACTTGCTGGGAATCTCCATCCGGCTACGCACCAGATCACGCCCCCATTTGCCAACAGGCCCGCTCTCGACCTGCATGATGCGTGTGGCCGTGACGAACTCCCGCTGGCTTTTATCAATCTGGGGAATTTCTGCGCCTGGAGTGAGCGCCAACAAGGCAGAGAGGAACTTCTCTGTCTCATTAACGGTCGCCACCTTGTCCCCCTCCGTCACCCACCCGTAACGCTGGCGAGACAGGGCGCCCCGCACAAAGCCAAAGGTATCGTCCCGGAAAACTTTTTCGCAACCACGAGTGAAGCACTGCCAATATCCCATGGATGCGTTGTAATAAACCCGGCAGCCGGTCGGATTATCACCGCCATGAACGGGACACGCCGTGAAGAATGAATTCTCGGCAGGCTTGTACTCCAGAGCAAGAGCGTCAAAAACTGTCTCGAGCTTTTGAGTGGCTACTGCTGCTATTTTCCGTAGACGCTCAAAACTCTGGGGAGTCTTGGGGGGGATTGTCGAAGCCTGACCGTGTCGGTTTGCTCCTGAGTAAGCTGTTCCGTGTCGGTCCTTCTTGGAGTCTGCCATATTCGTACTGCCCCCGAATGTTGATGTAGTCCCCACCCTCAAGACCCTTGCCATGACGCGAAACAACCGGTATAAGCTTCAGGTTGTAACGGACACCATCAGGCCCAGTCCCCTCCTCGGCCATCTCCTCCTGGCTTTTCCACTTGTAGATAGAAAAGTTGGAACACAACCAGATAATGCGGTCAGAACCAGACGCCGTAGAAGTGTCCTCGGCATTGATGCCATCACGATTAAGCTGGACAAAGGCCAGGACGGGGACTTGGTAACGCACCGCAAAATTGTGCAGGTTAGTCATCAAAAATCCTAAAGCCTGGAATTCCGATATGTTCTTGGTGATACTGCGGTCGTCCATCAGCTTGATGTAGTCGAACACAATGAGGGCTGGCTTTGTCTGCCCAGACTCATCAAAACCGACATGACGATACAGCCATCGCCGCATGGAGCCGACCGTCTCCTCAAAAGGCTGGCCAGCGATTGAGGCGTAGTGGTAGGGGATGCTCTTGAGCTTTTCCTTGGCCTCGTACACAGCCTTGGACTTCATCTCGTCGGCGGCAAACTTGCCACTCTTGATGTCGTCCACCACCACATTCGCCATATTCGCCAACATGCGATGCCAGTGCTCTTTCGCTGACATTTCTGTGTCCATATTAAGGACAGGTATATTCAGCTTGGAGGCGACATGCAAAGCGATGTTGTCGGCCAATTGGGTTTTGCCGGTTTTCGGCCTAGCTCCGATCACATTGACTGTGCCGCGTTGAAACCCACCCCCAATTGCTGCGTCGTACTGAGGCAAGCCAGAAGATATCCCCATCACTTCCGATGGGTTGGCGGCTAGGTAATCAATGTATTCGTCCAGATCCTTGGATATGTGGGCCAGACTTTCGGACTGGTTGCCCAGATTACCGACAAAGTTGAAGACAGCCTCCTCGCCGATTCCCAGAATTTCCCCAAGGGTTTCATCACCGGAAATATTTGCCAGCTTCTCTGCCGAATCTTTCATTACCTCGGAGAATTCGTTGGCCTTGTGCAATTTCACCAAGCGGGCGGCTAACCGGCGTAGATTGGATGGTTCAACCGGCGTGACCGCCAAAGCCCGCAGATATTTCTGCTCCTCTTGAGATTTGAATGTGTCCGCAAACCCCAGCGTGCCAGCCGCCGACACGATAGAGGGTATATCCGCCTTGGAGTTTGGTTCATTCAGAACCTTCTCAAGGCAACGATAGTAGACGGCATTTGTTCCACAAGTGAAACAGTCTGAAGAAAGCACATCCGAGACGTCCACCCACGCCTCGTGACCACCCCTGAGAAGAGCTGCGAGAACAGCCCTCTCCGCTGCCGGATCTTGATTCATCTTCCCCTCCTGAGACAACCAGCACAAACCACCCCAGAATCAATTTCGCGCCGCATCGAGGCCTGTATCGCAGTAACCTGATGAGACTTGCTGCATTTCGGGCAGACAACATCGACCATCCTCAGGTTTTGGGATGGGGGTCTGCGGGCTGCCGGACGAATCTTCTTGTTTAGTTTCTTGTCCGTTGCGATATGCGATTTCTCCAAAGACAAATCATCTTTAAACTGGTTCGTTGACACAGACGCTGGCTTCTCCTCTACCTTTGCCGCCTTCTTGGTCTTGGCTATCTTCTTTGTTTCAGGTGCGGGCGGGGCCGTATCTCCACCAGCCATCTGTGAAGCCACCTGAGCAACCGTCGCCCAGTCCTCTGAAGCCATAGCCATAGCCATCTTTTTCAAAAGATCCTTGTCGCTCATTGCTGTCTCCGTTTGGTTGCTGCCAAAGATGCGTACATATCGGCTACTTTTTCAAGTCGAAGTGACAAATAGTCGATTCTTTCCAGCCGACAAGACAGAGAAACTTCCTGCCTTTTCATGTTGCTGGCAAAATCGTCTTCTTGAATAGCCAAAGCCTTCCTCTCGTCTGGCGAGTTGTACCGGTAGTTCGCCGTTTTACTGGCAATACACTTGAGGATGGCTTCGTTGCAATAGCGAATCTTTGCGCGCAATTTGTTGCAGGCCTTGGCCACATGGAAGGCCAGGCCCACCAACATGACAGCGGCCTCATTGCATTCCTCGGCAGGCATAGAGTTCAACTCATGCTGAGACGCGTTGATATACCGCATCGCCCCGGTATCTTCGCCGGGCAGAACCATCTTCTCGTAATTATCCAGCATCTCATCGGCAGACTGAGAAGCAGACTTTACTGCCTCAACCTCTTCTCCCATTGCTCATCCTCCTCGTTGTGGGGCAACTCAATCACTTGGATGCCGTTCAAAAGGCACCACTCTATTTTCTTTTGATCCCTAGCTTTGGATTCCAAGAAACCCATGAGGGTGCCATGGAAGTGAGCCACAAAACGGTAGTGTTGTTCGCCGTGAGCCTCGACTACCAAGTTGCGGAGAGGGAGATAAAAATCCACCCTCAGGCCATTCGACCCGGGCAGACCCACCTCCTCCATGATTCTGTCAACAGGATAAATCTTCCGCAGCAAGGACCTGACCCGACCGTGCAGACCAGAACGGGTGGGGGCTGTTTCGGCCCCAGAGTGCGATCTTCCCGTAAAGGACCAAGTGTAGATCCTGCCATCAAGCCCTTTCACTTTCATGATGGACGCAACATGGTGTTGATTTCGGACTCTAGAGCGGCAATCCACGAGGGGTTATCCTGAAGCAGCTTGTACAACTTTTCAGCCCCCTGGGTCTTAACTCTTTTGACCGCCTCATCATTCCACTTGTCGACGCCCATCAGGCTCAAGTGTCGCTCCATGTAATCGAGCGTCATCCAAGCGCCAGCCTTGCCAATCAAACCAAGCTGGGCGCCCAGATTGATGGCTTCGTAAACATTATCGATGCCAATTCCATAGCGAATATAGCTATCTACTTCCATTTGGGGTGGGCCAAGAGCGCAGGATTCAATCAACCAGTGAACCTGCTGGCCGATTTGCTTTTCGTTGCCTCCAGATCCGACCTTCCAGGCACGATCAAACTTCACGCGCATCTGGACATCAGCTTGATATTGCAGCGTGCGACTGCCCTTTTCGACAAAACCGCCATACATTCCCTGCGACTGGGTTAGATGTAAGATGGCCCAGACAAAGCAGTTACGAACCGGAACGACATTGGATGCTTGCCGACAGAACCCGGCAAAAATCTTGTTGCCAGCACCGCGATTCTCGTAGCCGACACCTTCGTCCATCTCCTTTTCATCACACAAGGCAGAAACGGAATCAATAATCACCAGACAGCCGGGATCGGTGTTGATGCATTTCATTGCCAGAGTCAGATAGTCCTTGGCCGAGAGTATACGATCCGGTGTGGATCGGAAAATAGTGAACTTGTCCAGATTGAGTCCTGCGGTCCCCTTCAGGTTCATCTCCTTGAGACGACCCTCAATGTTCAAGTAGTAAACATGACGACCACCATACTCCGGCTTCTGACACTGGGCAGCAAAAGACAAGGCTGTCGAAGTATTGTGGGTGACGATAAAATGATCGGTTAGGTAAAGCCCGTCTTCGCGGTCGATCTTGATACAGACAGAATGCTCGTCACGCACATAATCGACGGCGACTATCCTGCGAGTCATATTGATGGTGCGCTTTTGGCAACGATTCTTTTTCCGTGGCAAACGGAAAATCATAGACATGTCGACCATGCGAATATGGCAACGGTATGACCTAAAAAGCTTTCCGTTAAAAATACGCCTGGTAACCCTGGTCGAACACAAACCCCCCAAAGACTGCACCAACCACTTGACCTGATCAGCCAGGCGCTGAGACACGCTGGTGAACTCTGCGCCACCCCCCCTGTCAACCGTGCCATCAGTATCCATCAGACCCTGCAAAACAGCCTGACGCACCTCAACAGAGTTGTACAGATAACAATCCGGCACATACTTGGTGTGAGAGTTTCTGCCAATCAGACCCAAACGCTTGAGGGCTGTTTTAAGTTGTTTGGCTCCGGTCAAACGGTAATCGCAATTATTGGCTTTGACAGCTGAAATTTCACAGCCAGCATGATCCGCAACAGCGACCGCAAGTTCGCGGTCGAACGCAGAAAAGTATAATTGTTTTTCACCCATGTGGCCATTGCCCAGCATGAGTCCTACGACATATGGATGGACAGGCACAGGTCGGGAATTAAAGAAAACGGGGCTGTTTAAGCGGACATGCCACTTCGGCCTCTGTCCCCACCGGTTGTTCTTTTCCTTGTAATAAAGATCATCCTTGAATTCTTTGAGAGGTATGACCTCAGCATTCTTGCGAAACCTTGCGGAAACTTCCCAAAGGTGTTCAAGGCCGCACTCAGCCGTATCACCGTTGTCAAAAGTGATTCTGTAAACTGGCTTTATGCCTTGTGGAAAAACACCAACAACGATCGCCGCATCACCATCTGGATGACAAACCGGATCACCAACCTTCAGGTCGCCAATCCTGCGGGGACCGCTCGGCGTGTAGGTGGTCGCAGAAACAGGCTGTTCCTTTCCGGTTTTTGGCTGGCCAGAACAGGTGATCCACGATCCCTCCGGTATGCCACCATGCAGGCCCACATTCAATGCGGGGCCAACCGGCACGACCATCTTCTTGAAGCTTTCTTCCTCAAGCATTTCACGCGCAGAGACAGACACCCCCTCGCCGTATTGCTTGATCAGCTCTTTCTGTAATTGTGTTTCTTGGGTTTGGTTTTCCTGCTTGCTTTTACTCACGCTCAAAATCCTCCAATTTGCTGCGCAAAGAACGACGGGGTGTGAAGTCTGGCCTTGGCTTTTCTGTGTCGACGGTCGGTTCGACTGGCGGTGGCGGCGGGGCGACAGCCAAGTTGGCTATTTCCGCATCGTATTTTTCCTGCTCCCGAACCAGCGCATCCTTAAAAAAAGGAGCGCCGAAAGAAAATATCTTCTTGCCTTCCTGTGATCGGATGGCTCTCGACACAACAGAAGGGTGGTATTTTTCCAAAAGCTTGAGAGCCAATCTCAACTGGTGAAGAAATGTTTTCTTCCAGCGTGGCAACTCCCAGAATTTGGCTGGCAATGAAGTCTTTTCTTTGGCCGCCTGCCGTTCACACATAACCTCGGCGAGGATTTGTTGCGGCGCAACCCACCCACCACCGTAGCGACTTTCGTAACGACTATGCTCGGAAGCTTTCTTTGCCATTTCCCACCCCTCAGGTGAGAGAATAGGCGGATAACTAGGATGTTATCAAGGACGAACCGACAGTTTCTTGGTCGTAACGACTACGCCGATCAGAATTCACAAGCAAAAGCTCTGGAACAACCACGGTAAAAGTTTGTACAGTTTCCCCATCTTCCTCAAGATGCCCAATAACAAATAGGTTGTACTGTTGAATTTGCGCCGACAGCGAAGCGCCCACTCCAGGCCGGAAGAAATAACCCTTGGCGTTGTGTGGACTCAATTCCAATCGTGACGACCTAAATCGCACGCAAACTTTTGCAATCTTTTGTGGTATACTAGATAGCTTTTCCCAGTCTTCATTCGTGCCTTCGACGACAGCAAAACTGCCATCACCCAGTTCAACCAGGAGAAAAGCACGATCCAGCGTGACATTGGCCAATACCTGCTCCAATGTCCCCCAAATCATGCCTCACCTCGGTAGAGATCCTTGGCGTAACGAGTCATGAATTGGTTCCCGGTGCGATTTGCCTTACCGTGTTCGTCCCCCTCAATGGCGGCGGCTTCGGTCATCACCGTGACACCTTGGGAGGGGCGACCAAACTTGCCTGACGACTTAGCCCTGGCTTTCTTGTAGGCGTCAGCGATTTCTTCGGGTTGGCATCCAAGATCTTCTGCGACTTCGGCGAGACCTTTCAGACCCGCCAGAGATTCCAGATAGTATTGTTCGGCCTTGGACAAAGCTTTATTTTCCACTTTTTTCTTAGCCATGATCAACTCCTCTGGGCCATGCGCAACATGGCCTGGTTCTCGTTTTGCAAAAACTGGACATACTGGTCGAAAGAAGTTCTGTTCACTTCCCGCCAACAAAAGCGCAGCTTGCCGGTGTGGCTGTCGAATCGAACAAGCTCGTCGTCATGATGCGAGAGGGGATTGAAGAACAGACCGGAGTCGATACCACGGGTGCAGACACGCACTTCGCATTTTTCAAGGCCCGTCTTCTCATGCGTAGTGATACGCGCAACACATCCGTTATTTTCCGAATCGATAGGATTGGCTTTCTTGTCGTAGGAAACCACCTTAATTGGATTGGCTTTTTGCTCCAGAAATTTCTTGGCGTCATCAATAATGCGTGCCATTACTTCTCTCCTGGAGCCGTGTAAAAGAGCACATTCTGGCCGTCAGCCTCAAGGTGGGTGACTTGCGTGACCAGAGTCGTGTCCTCCGTGTCGGTATCACTAGGCTTCTGCGCCCCGGAATATCTGAAAAGCCCCTTCACTTCTTTTTGAAAAGAAGAATCGCCGCAGTAGCAGCACTTGGCTTTTACTTTCCATTCAAAGGGCTGATCTGGTTGCACCGACCAGACATCTACCAG